TAAAAGGCAGAACGGACAAGGAAGAAGATGAGGATCTCACAAAGATCCTGAGGAAATTCTTCAAAAGGCAGGCTAATTCAGTCATCCCGAAGCTTGGGGCAAAGAGCGCCGGCTGGTGGGATAAGGAACGCTGGAATACAGAACTGGCTGATGATCTTGAACCGATGATCCGGGATATCGCAGACCGGCATGGGATGAGCACGTCGGAACTGCTCGGGATGGATTACGTCAAAGAGCTCACCGGCGCGTATCTGAGGAAGCTGACCGAAGGCCGAGCAAAGGCAATCAACGCGTCTACGCTCCAGAAGCTCGAGCAGGCGATCGAAGAAGGCATCGACCCCGCGGAAGTGTTCAAGGATCGTGAGAGCGACGCTGTCACGTTCGGCACATCACTCGCGACAGCAGTCGCAAGCTGGGCGGTCATCGAGGCAGTGCATCAGGCTCAGGATAACGGATACACGAGAAAGGCCGTGAAAGAGTGGGTCACCGGGCAGAATTCCAGGCCGACGCATGCAGCCATGAATGGGCAGCGGGTCGGTATCGATGCCCGTTTCAGTAACGGAGCTTACTGGCCCGGGGATGACAATCTCCCGGCAGACGAGTCGTGTGGATGCAACTGCTCGACTGATGTGATCATCATGGAGGAATGAGCATGGAACACAAATACAAAGAATTTGCTCTGCTTAAAGCCGCAGAGGAAAAGGATACCGGAACGATATCCGGATATTTTTCAACATATGACAGAGAACCGGACAGCTATGGCGACATCATTGCGCCGGGAGCATTTACGGAAACGATCAAGAAGAGAGAAGAGTCCGGGCATCCGTTCCCGCTGTGCTGGAACCACGACCTGAACCAGATCATCGGCAAGGTAGACAGTATTGTGGACGCTGAAAAAGGGCCGCTGATGACCGCAAGTTTTTTTGATACTCCGCTTGCCCAGGAGAAACGGGAGATCGTCAAGTCCGGCGTGGTGTACCAGTTCAGCTTTGCCTATGATATCCGGGGATGGCGGAGGCCGACTGAAGAAGAAGAGAAGGCCGGTATCATGAACGTTCTCACGGAGCTGGATCTTTTTGAGGTCAGTATCGTGCCGATCCCGGCGAATCAGAATGCAGTCATGACGGATGTGAAGTCCGGCAGACGAAACAAAAAGACAGATGAAGAAAAAATCAGGCAAATCATTTCCCTTGCCAACCAGCTGCTGGATGACGAGGTTAATGACGCAGATGATCCGGATGACGGAAAGGACGAAGCAAAGGCCAACGCGGCGGCGGAGGAGCCAGAGCAGAGCAATCCGACAAAAGATAATCTGCTGGCATATATAAAAAATATGGAGGGCTAAACTATGACTCTTAAAGAAGAGCTCCAGTCCAAAAAGGACGCGCTCGTGGCTCTGAAAGAGCGCATCGAGGCAAACGACGCGGAAGCCATTGCAGAGGGCGAGAAGCTCCGCGGCGAGATTGAAGCGAAAAACGCCGAACTCGAGCAGGCTGAGAAAAAGGCGGCATTGCTTAACGTGATCGGCACAAAAGATAAGGAGGATTCCACCATGGGTGAGATCAAGGCAGCTCAGACACTGGGCGAGAATTTTGTAAATCATGTAAAAGAGTCCGGGCACGGCAAGAAGTTCGATCTTGCGGCTCCTGTTTTCGTGAAGGCGGCGACCGACACGCAGGCATCTCCGGCCGGTGCTGTTGATTTTGCGACCATGTTCGACAAGAACGTTGTCACAGCGGCACGCACTCCGCTCGTAGTTCGTGATCTGTTCGGTGCTGAGACCATCAGCGGCTCCACACTGGTATATCTTGTCGAAGGTGCGATCCAGGGCGCTCCGGCAGTGACCGCAGAAGGCGCCGAGAAGCCTCAGGTTCACTTTGCAGACCCGACTCCCAAGACCGTAAGCCTTGCGAAGATCGCTTGCCATATCAAAGAATCTGATGAGTATATCGACGACTATCCGTTCCTTGCATCTGCGATCAACGGCAGACTGATCTATGAGCTGGGCCTTGTCGAGCAGAACAAGCTGGTCACTGATCTGCTTGCAACAAGCGGCATTCAGACCGGCAGCATCACCGCAGCGGCTACATATCTCGATGTAGCAGATGCGATCCTTCAGGCAGCTATGGACGTTCAGGAGCAGTCCGGCTTCGCAGCAGATGCGATCGCCCTGAACCCCGCTGACTGGTTCAAGCTGAGAACCCTCAAGCTGACCACAAATGAGTACTTCGGCGGCGGCCCCTTCGGCGCTCAGAACGTTCCGAATCTGTGGGGCATTCCGGTATGCGTGACTACTGCGATCGCAGCGAACAAGTTCGTGGTCGGCGCATTCAAGACCTGCGGTTCTGTCGTCTCCAAGGGTGGTATCTCTGTTGAGGCAACTAACACCAACGAAGATGATTTCGTGAAGAACCTGATGACGATCCGCGCAGAAGAGCGCCTCGCTCTCGCTGTCAGACGCCCTGCTGGATTCAAGGTACTCACAAAGGCGACATCATAATTTGATGCGATGATCGGGAGGGCTTCGGCTCTCCCTTTTTGAAAGGCGGTGAAACCATGCTGAAGGAATATATTATAAACGGCAAGACGTTCCAGTACGAGGAGGGCAAGCAGCCTGAAGGTGCCGTCGAATATAAGCCGAAAAAAGAAAAAGCGGCGGAACCGTCTAACAAGGCGGTCAAGCCTGCAAACAAAAGCAAGGCGGTGGTAAAAAAATGAGCATGCTGACAAATTGGGGATACGAGCTGACGGAGATGGAACAACTGCCCGACATGCTGAGCATCCCTGACTTCAACATGTTTACGGCGAACAGATACGCCGGAGACGTCCGGACAGCGGGTAATATCAGCGCCGCATGTTCTGCGATCCGAAACTATGTTGGATGGCATCTATATCCTTCTGCCGCCTGTAAGGTAAAACTGCTGATGAATGATCGCCGGGTGACCGTAGCCGGTCCGGATCTGCTGGTCCAGCTCCCGGCAAAGTTTGTGACGGGTGTTATCGCCGTGACAATCAACGGGGCGACGCATGCCAGTTACAGCTTCGAGACAAACGGCATCCTGCGTATCTACAATGTCTCGTTTGCGGGCATTCAGCGTTACACGCCGGTCGAGGTCGATTATACCGCCGGCCTGTCAGATGGGATGCTGGGTGGTATCAAAGAGTTGATCGCGCACAGAGTGACACATGCAGCAGCGTCCTCTAACGGTATCACGTCAGAGTCTGCCGGGGGCGTGCTGGTCACTTATAACGCCGGCTGGGTCAACAGTGCACGGGCGACGGCGCTTCCTGACGACAACAAGGAAGTCCTGGCCCCGTACCGTTTGCAGGGGGTGTTCTGATGCTGCCAAGTTTTGCTAGACAGACTGTCACACGAGTCCGGCCAGGGAAGAAGACCTCCAGGGGGTCGAACATTCCTGACTGGGATAATGCCAGCACGCTGGTCATTGGAGGGTGCTCGGTACAGCCTACAACGACAGAGTTGTCCCAGGACGGCCGTGTACTCGGCGTCCTTGACAGCATGACCTGCTATCTCCCAGAAGGATCTGACGTCGCTGAGGGTGACCGGATCGTGTTCGATGGCAACACTTACACGATCGACGGTTCCCCCCGGGTATGGACAGGAGCAATAAACCTGAGCCATGTGCAGATTACCTTGAGGAGGTGGAACGGCTGATGGGCAAACAGACACGAATAACATTTATATCAAAAGGTTTTAAGGACATCCTGTGCGGCGACGGCGTCAAAGAGCTTGTCACGAGCCAGGCTTCGGACATCCAAAGCAGGGCAAGCGCGAACAACTCTCGCGGAGGCGAAGGCTTCGAGGCTGAGACCTGGATGGGCCGATATGGCGGAGGCAGATGGGTCGCGTCTGTATCGACGACAGATCGCGCTTCCAGGATCGCAGAGGCAGAGGATAAAGCATTGTCGAGGGCGGTGAAGTAAATGCGGATATTACGTGATATCGACATCGAGGACGTGGTGCGTGAGGCTCTGTCCGGGCATTTAACGGTGTATTGCCGGCCGCTTCCGGCTGACTTCTCCATGCCGAGCATCCTTGTCCAGCAGGTAGGCGGATCTGACACCGAGACGATCGACACTTTCGAGGTTGTCCTCGACTCCAGGGCGGAGACTGAAGCCGATGCCCTGGAAACGCTGCGAAATGCCGTGGGGATCCTTAGGACGGTCGCGAAGCTCCAGACAACGGAGATCCGCGGCGTAACAGTAAACTCAGCAGGCTCCTGGAGCGTAGATCCTGTGAGGCCTGATATCGCGATGTGCTCCGCCCGGCTCAGGGTGGTCGCACATCTGGAAACAGTGGAGGTTGAATAAATGTCTACAAATAATGTAAATCTTGGTGCTGGTAACTACGCCGAAGAGGGAACGACCGGAATGTTTTACCATGCGCCCGCAGGCACTGCGCTTCCGACTTACCCGGGCGAGGAGCTGGCAGCTGCATGGGTTGAGGCCGGTGCGATCTCTGAGGATGGTATCACCCTCAACACCAATCATACTTTTAACCAGCTGAAAAACTGGGCGAACAAGATCGCCCGTCTGCTGCCGGCGGAAGAGTCCGGCACGGTCGGGGCTCCGATCATTGATACCACCGAGGAGTCTTTCAATACCATTTTCGGCGAGGATAATGTGATCACTACCGCAGCGACAGCATCCCACGGCAAGCTGATCAGCGTGGATGTGACCCCAGATAGCATGCCGGATCCAGAAGCATATCTGTTCCTGATGAAGGACGGCGACGATATGATGATGATCGGCACCACCAAAGGGTACATCACTGAACTTGGTGAAGTAGCCTTCCAGCCGAACGCAGCGATCACCTGGAACGCCACCATCACGGCGGACAAATGGAGGATCCTGAAAGATGACGGGCAGGTAACCGGATAATTCCAGACAATAGGGAGGAGACTGTAATGGCACAGGTAACATTGGGCAATAAGAAAAAGGTCGTATTGCAGGTAAACTATGGCGACAAAACTATCAGTATCCCGGTCAGGAAATGCCTGACATTAGCTGAAGTGACGGCGATAAAAAACGCCGAGGACGGCTTGTGGCTATTCCGGAAGTACATCCCAGAGGAGATCTTTAACGAGCTGACCGGGGAAGATATCCAGCGGCTTACCAAGGCGTGGCAGGATGCTTCGACAGAGGCTGAGGATAGTCCTGTTTCCGTGGGGGAATGATCGGCCTCGCGGGGTTCATCGATGAACATCGTGAGGCGGTCGAAAGAGACCTGTTTGTACAGACTGGCCATGAATTGGCAGATGTTGGGAGCACTCTCTCATGGGGTGCTCTCAAGTCATTTTTATCACACGTCCAGCTCGGATCCGCGCTGGGTGGTGAACTCAACCCTGATATGACTGAGTGGTCGACGCGGGCGAAGACGAACGCGATCCTCGCCGATATATATGATCAGCTGTCGATCGTGAACGCGAACCTGCGTGTCCTGATCACTCATAAACCAGGAAGAAAACCCGAGCCATATAGGCGCCCGGGGATGGATACAGAAAAGCAGCGCATCGGGAAGAAGCCGCTTCCTATCAGCAAGATGCGTGAATGGATAGAATCAAAACGCAGAAAAGAGGTGGTGAATCGTGGCGAACAGTAGCATGGTCGAGGTTGCACGTGCAACAGTAACTATAATCCCAAACATGAAGGGGTCTCAGGCCACGATCGCGAAGGACCTCGGCGCGGAAGCCAGCGAGGGCGGAAAAAAAGCCGGTAAATCTGCGGGCAGCGCCATTATAAAAGGCCTCGCTGCAGCTGGTATCACCGCGGCGGTTGGGAAGTTCTTCACCGACTCTATTGGCGCCGGAGGTGAGCTCCAGCAGAACCTGGGCGGCACCGAAGCCGTCTTCGGGGAATTTGCAAAGACAATCCAGGCTGACGCTGAAGAAGCCTACAAGAACATGGGCATGTCGGCGTCAGATTACATGGCGACAGCCAATAAGATGGGCAGCCTGTTCCAGGGCTCCGGAATGGACCAGAAAAAATCCCTGGAGCTGACGTCGGCTGCTATGCGGAGGGCTGCGGACGTTGCGTCTGTCATGGGTCTTGATACAAGCGCAGCGATGGAATCCATCGCCGGAGCGGCTAAGGGCAATTTCACCATGATGGACAACCTGGGCGTGGCGATGAACGCTACAACGCTCCAGGCTTACGCTCTTGAGAAGGGGGTCAACTTCGACTGGGATACAGCAGACAACGCCGCAAAAGCCGAGCTGGCCATGCAGATGTTCATGGACAGGACGACCCAGTACGAAGGAAACTTCGCGCGAGAGTCTGAGGAGACGTTCTCAGGCTCCATGGGGGCTGTAAAGAGCGCTGCTGAAAACCTGATGGCAAATTTGGCACTCGGAAACGACATTACTCCGTACATGACCAAACTCAGCGGCTCAATCAAGAGTTTTGTGGTCGGAAACCTCCTGCCGATGATCGGGAACATTGCAAGTCAGATCCCGGCTATTATCGGACAGCTTCCGGGCTTCCTGGCCGATATGATTCCGGACGCGATCCCGGTCATAGTTGACATGGTTGCGGACTTCGCGAAGGCTGTTGTCGATAACATACCTGTTTTTCTTGACGGCATCACCAAGCTGTTTGGTGCCATATGGTCCGGCCTAGAAAATGTAGACTGGATAGGTTTGGGCAGTGAGCTGCTAAGTGGGCTGTCAACCGCTGTCGGAGGTATCTGGGACTCTGTTGTCGATCTGTTTAGTGTGCAGTTTGGCGTAGACCTGCCTGACTGGCGGACAGTTACGGAGGATATTTCTAGCCTTTGGGACAGGGTCAAAGAGGGCATTGCTGACTTCTTCAAGACCGCTTTCGACATTATCACGGATAACGACAAAACGATCACCGAGAAAATCAGTGGCCTGTGGGATCTGGTCAAGGAAGGTATATCCGGGTTCTTCGAGGCGTACTTTGACATCGTCCTCCCGGCTGCGGAGACGCTCGTGTCCACGATCAGCGAATGGTGGGGTGAGAATGTCTGGCCATCGATCCAGGACTTCTTTAAGACAACATTTGGCGTTGATCTGCCTAACTGGGAAGACCTCACCAAGCCAATCAAGGAAGGTTGGGAGACAGTCAAAGAGGGCATCGAAGGATTATTCAGTGTAGTGTTCGGCGTCGGCATGCCATCCGCTGAGGATGTCATAGACGCAATCGACACTTTATGGTCGGGAGTCTGGGATGGGATCACCGGCTTTTTCAACGTACTCTTCGGACTGAGCATCCCGACATGGGAAGACGTTAAAGAGTCCATCACAAATTTCTGGGAGGATGTCAAAACAGGCATCGACGGCTTTTTCAAGAAGACGTTCGGTGTTGATATGCCGTCGTGGGAGGATGTCACGCGGTCCATAGACCAGGTGTGGACAGATGTCAAGGAGGGCATCAAGAGCTTCTTTAAGAAGACATTCGGCGTCAGCATGCCATCCTGGGAAGACGTTATTGGAGCAATCAAGACCGGCTGGAACACGGTCAAGGAAGGCATCGGCGGTTTTTTCTCCTGGCTGTTCAGCCTAGAGTTCCCGAGTGTCGATGACATCGTCTCCGACCTGAAAGGCTGGTGGAACAGTGTCGTCGAAGGCATCGGAGATTTCTTCACGCTCGACTGGATTCTGGGCAGCAAAGAAAACGAGGAAGTCTATGAAGAGTTCAGTGGGGCCGGTCGTAAGTTCGAGATAAACGACGATACCGTAAACATCGACAGCGAAGCGATCCAGAAAGCGCTGTCAGATGCGAATTTGAAGCTGTCGGATATTGATACTTCATCTCTTGACGTGGCCAAGAAGGCGGTAACGGATGCCGTCTCAGCGATGGAGGCGTCCTTCACCAATTCCAAAGTCGCGGTCCCGACGATCGGGACGACAGCGATCACCGCGGTCAAGAATGCTATTACAAAAGCGGTCAGCAGCTTCCAGTCTTCCATGAACTTTTACTGGTCACTCCCGGCCCTTCATGGGCGCCTGCCGATCATATCGGTGACGATGAATGAGACCAAAGCCGGTAAGTCATTGGTCAACATCCCATCCATCGGCGTGTCCGGGTATAAATGGTTTGCCGAGGGCGGTATTTTTAATAAACCGCAGGTCATCGGTATCGGTGATTCGAAAGGACCTGAAGCAGCCGTGCCTCTTGACAAGATGTGGGAACGCATGAGTCAGGAGTTTGACAAGCACCTGAACGGCGGAGCAACAGTTACCAATTATTTCCAAGTGGACGGC